TGCCACCATCCGGACCAGAGCGTTCCTCTGTGATTTCATCGCCGACCCACAGGAATTTCCTGTCCGCGACAACGACACCACTGTCTTTTTCGATGATCTCAACCCTTCTTCCAAATCCATCGTAAATAAACTCGGATGTGTGATTGCCGATCTTGACCCCACCAATCCTGTTTTCCGCGTCCCATCCGACCGGCTGAACACTGGTGGTTGTGAATTGTTCTCTGGTTCGCATTACCACTTTTTGCATGGCGGCTTTCCGTTCCGCCGCTGGGAATGTGTCAGATAGCTCTGCGAGAGCATAAGATCCAAGGCTTATGGCTTCAGCTTTTTTGGAACCCTCGCACTGGTACAGCACTTCTTCAAAGGAACGGCGTGCCTTTTCTGTTTCGCCCAATTCCCGGTAGATCATTCCCAGAGTGGTATGGACGAATGCCCGCCAAGGTGAGCTTGGGTACTGCTCCAGGAATTTGACCAGAGGCCCAACTTCCGAGAGTTTTCGGGCGTTTTTGTATTTCAGAAGGGCTTCCGAAAGGGCCTTGTTCTCTTCCGGGCCCGGAACGCCGCCAACTGGCATCAGGATCGCGTGGAGATTCACCAAGCTGGAGCCCAGAACTCTCTGAGGAATCTTCGGGACGTTCGGGGAGGCGCTGGCCAAGAAGGTAGAAAGGACGCACGAAATCAGATATTTCAGCATAGGGACCTCGGAAACAATCAATGAAACGTCGTCCTGCGGTGAGCGCCGTGCCATCCTCGACGCCCTGGAATTCTGCAAGGATCTCAAATCAGCAGCCACTAATTATTACAAATTTCCAAGAAGCCGCAATTGAGAAAGTCCCCGCAACGAAAGCCTTCGTGATCTGAGGAACACTGGCTCACGTCAGCAGACTCCTCAGCCAAGCCAGGACTTTCCTCTCCAACACGGCCTTGTCCAGCATCGACACACCAAGGTAGGGCCTAGCAGGAATCGTTACGGATCTGCGGAATCCCCGCCCTGGCACATTCAGGGCTTTCTTGCCCTCCTTGGGTTTGATGGTGCCGCCCTCCTGGTGAATGCGTGCGTAGATCATCATTGAGCCGATGGCCACAGCGTCAGCGCCCTCTAAATCGAAGGCCAGCGTGTCCTTGAGCATCCCTGAATCCCAGAGGATTCCATGATCCTTGTTCTTCTTTAGCTCCAGAGTGAGGGGCTGGAGGGGTTTCCAGGGCGTGCCGTCGGGTGCGGGGCCGCCGTCGCGGATGCGCTGCTTGCTGCTCTCCGCGAGATATTCGCCGAGTGTATTCAGGAGCCCTGCTCTGGAATGGATCCCCGCCCGCAGCTTCGCCAACCCCGCGAGGGCTGTCTGATCCCGGATCTCAAGGGTTAAAAGCAACACACGGCCCTCAGCGCCCATAGACCAGTAGCCCCCATCGCTGGTGATTCACATTTGCGGCCTCGGCCATGGGCAGGCATTTCCAGGATTCCAGAACCCCCTTGCCATTGTCCTTGGCCAGCAGGATGAATTTCTTCCCACCCGTCTCCACGGCCTTGATCACCCGGTGCTGGAGGATCACCTGCCCAGTGATTTCATTCTCCAGAAATCCCGCCCAGACCTCGAAGGGATCCCGTAGGAGATCCGGAAGCAGGCCCAAGGTGCGGGCTTGATCAAGGGACAGATTCTCCACCAGGTTCTGCGCGTCCACCACCAGAGGAATCGCCCAGTCTCCCGATCCCACACGGAAGACTTTCTGGTCTCCACCGAAAACCTGCTTCAGCGCGGCCATCGTTCCGTCCGGATCCTTCGCTCTCGGTAGAAGCGCACCCTTGGGTTCATCCACCGGCAGCACATTCGCGCGCCCGTTGCTTTCCCAAGTGCCTGGCGTGACTGGCTTCCAAGAGGATCCTTCCGGCATGGACGATTCCACGGGCCACCGGGACCAGCTCTCCCCCGGCGCATAGCCCCAACCGGGATCCACGCCCGCTGGCACTTGGAGGGTGCGGTCTCCGTATCGCACCTCTCGCATTCCCTCCGGCGGCGCCTCGTCCGGGCCTGCCTTGCCCATGGCTTCCAGATCCACTCCGTCCGAAGCGGTCCAATAGCAAGTGCAGCCCCAGCCGTTGGGCGTGTAATGGGTTCGGATCCACGGATCGTCCCACCGCAGCGTTGTGCCGTTCCAGCCCAGGTGCATGGGCCTGGGCCGCCGGGAATCGCCGTGATGGTAGGTCCAGTAGGGATGCGTGTCCCGCATGGCCATGAGCTGCCGGTAACGCCCCGCCGAATAGGCGGTGCGGACATTGTTTTCATAGATCACCCGCGCCCGCCAGGCAGTGCCTTGCTTCGGATCCCATTTCCCAGCGATGACCCGCTCGAAGTCCTTCTGGAACTGCGTCAGGGGCGTGCCGTCCTTCAGCGCGGACAGGACCAAGCCCTGCACATCCGCAAGGACATCCTGGCGCGTCACCCCCGCGATGACAAAGGCCCGGTCGTGCATGGCATGGACCAGATCCGTGTAGGCCTGGGAAGGCAGCGGCTGCTTGGCCTGGAAGAATTCAATGGCCTTCCGGAAAGGCATGCGCCCCAGCGTTATCTCCTGGGCCAACTCATCGGCCACGGCTCACCTCGAAGCGTCCCGCCAGCGCCACCGCCGTCATGGCTTCCGTGAACAGCTCGGCGAAGCCCGCATTGTCCATGGCGGGATAGAGTTCCAGCAGTCCGTCCCGGATCTCCTCTAGGTTCTGCGCGCTCATGACCAGACGCCTCACGGGCTCCAACAGTTTTGCCAGGGCGCCCTGGGCCTGGGCTTCGAGTTGATCCGTCAACGTATCCGCCGCGTCACCCTGATCGTTGCGCGCATGGGCGCAATGAGGGCATGTGCGGCGCGTCTGCGAGGATTCGGCGGCCTGGTTTTGCGTTTGCTTTGGCGCGCCATTCCCGCCGCTTAATGGTGGTGATGCAGGAGGAGTTAGCAGTTCCACGTCCTTGCCTTCAGGAGGATCCGGGAACCCAAAACGATCCCGGACGACGCTCTGCTCCACCTTGAGGCCCAGGGGCACCAGCTTGGCGAGGCTATCGGCGAGGAGCGCCAGATCCTCGGGCTCCTCCACATGCACGCGCAGCTTCGGGTAGCGTTCCCGTGGCCCCCGGTTGAGGTCGATGAGAGGCCGCACCAGATCGCGGTTGAGCGTGAAGGCGAGCTGCCGGGCGTCGGCCTTCAGGAGATCCAGGCGCACCATGTTGTGGACCTGGCCCAGGGCCATGGACCCGCCGCCACCGCGCGTCTGGCCCGAGGTGAGGGTCTGGCCCAGTACCGCCAACGTCACGCGCTCGTCGAGGTAGCGCAGCAGTTTTTCGTAGAGACCGCTGCTCTCGCCCTTGCTGGCGGCCTGCACGAATTCGATCAGCATCCCTTCGGGGATCACCGCCGCCGCGTCCGTACCGATGCTGGAGACGGCCCTGCGGGGTATTTCCCTACGCGGATCGGCTGGCCGAACAGCTCGCAGAAGCTCACCCAGTCCTTGAGGACGTAGTTCCCGTACATCCAGGCCCAGGCGGAGGCCCGCGCCAGGCCGCCCCGGATGGGGATGCCGCTCTTGAGCTTGGGCCGGTGGACGATGAACTTGTAGGGGGCCAAGGGCTGAGGCAGGCCCACGTCTCGCAGGAGGACGGTCCAGCCATCATCCAGTGAAAAGAGGAACCACCGGGGATCGCGCCAAGCCAGCTCCTTCGGAACCCACTTCTTCCCGCTCGTGTCCCAGAGGATCTCGGTGACGGAGAAGCCCTTCCCGAGGGCGTCCAGGATGTCCGTGAGGACGTCCTCCACCCCTTCCTGGCTGATCACTTCCCGCACCAGCTCCGCGTCCGCCTGGTCCTCCGCTGCGTCGCTGGCGGCTTCCACCACCAGGGGCAGCCCGGCGCAGGCCAGCTTCCGGGTCTGGAGCTGGGCGCGATAGTTGAGATCCTTCTCCTCCATGTCCTGGGCCAGGGCCAGGTACGCCAGCGGATCCCCATGTTCCGAAACCCGCAGGAGCCGCCCCAGGGTCTGAGGCGTCACGCCCGAGCTGGGATGTTCCGCAATGACCTGGCGCACCGAGGTGAGGCTCGGCGCGGCCAGTTCCTTCGTGAGGAGCTTCATATCAACGGGGTTTCCGTTCGCATCGAAAAGCGTGGCCATCACCAGGTTCCCTTCATGTTCCGCAGCTCCCGCCTGAAACTGGTCTCGCCGCGCCGCCCCACGGCCTCATAGGCGTACGCCTGGCCATGGGCATAGGCCATCTTCCAAAGCATCTCCAGGGCGTCCGGGCCATCATCGTGGTCCGCCTTGGGCCAATGCCGCAGCTGCTCCAGAAGAGTTGTGAGCCTGGGATGGAAACGGATCAAGCCGTTGGCCACATGGGGCTGGAGGGATTCGATCCGGAGCTGCTTGTCCGTGTGCGGGATCACCGGCAGCGCTGGCACGGGGATGCCGCGCCGGGCGCTGCGCTTCACCAGCTCCGTGCGCAGGAACTCCTGGTACTGGACCGCCTCGATGGCCCAGGCCATGCACTTCCAGCGCTGCTGGGCGGCGATCACGTCCTCGATGATCTTGTCGGGTAGGCGCTTGCAGATCGCAGCCTCCACCACGTCCAGGATCCCCGTCTGCCGGTCGAAACCGCCCACGAGAATGGCCGATGGGTCGCGCTGGTTGCCCAGTTTTCCCAAAGATGGATCGCAGGCCCCGACGAAAATCCAGCGCGGGCTCTGCTCCACCCAGTAGGTCACCGTCCCAAAAGGCGCGTCCTCGTCGCTGATGGGATCGTTCTGAAGCTCGGAATCGAAGCTGGAATGGCCATCCCGTGCCCGAATCTCCATGAGCTTCTTGAGTGGCCGCATGGCTGGCCAGGAGACCACGGTGCCGCGTTCCATGTCTGACCGGTGCTGGACGTAGAAAGCCTCGGCGGCCTTCTGGCCCTCATTCCGGAAGATCTCCTCCCAGCGGTCCCAGAGATCCATCCGCCCGGGCCACACGATCACGGCCTTGAACTTCCGGTTCTCCCAGAGGGGATTTTTCAGGAGCCGGGAGAGCACGGAGTCATAGTGCAGGATCGTTCCGATGACGATCACGTCCAGACTGTCATCGGCGGGACCGAGGCGCAGGACGGTCTTCTTCAGCCAGGACTCCAGCTTGTCCCGCTGCTCGGGGCTGCGAACATTCTCGTCGTTTTCCAGGTCGTCGCAGATGACCAGATCGGGCCGGTGCGGGCCATGGCGCAGGCCGCGCATGCGTTTTCCAGAACCGAAAGCCTGGATCTTGATGTTATTGGTGGTGACGATCACCCCGGCCTGCCAGACCCGGCCCTCGCCGCAGGCATCCGGGAAATCCAGCTTCAAGCGTGGGTTGGCCTCCAGTTCGACCTTGATGGCCTCCAGCATGGTGGCCGCCTGGTCGAAGGCGTCCATGATGATCGGGACATAGTGCCGCAGCCCATGGACCACGCACCACAGCACGAAGATCTGTGTGACCAGGGTGCTCTTGGCCTCGCCTCGCGGTGCGGCCAGGGCCAGTTTTGCGCCTGCTTTGGCACCGGCCAATCGGGGAAGGCGCTCGAAGAGCCACTCGTGCATCATTGAGGGCTGGGCCGAGCAGTAGTGCGGGAAATAGGTCCGGGCGAAGAAAGCCAGGCTCTGGGCCGCCTCGCGTTGCCTATTCTCCTGGGCCTTTGGGTCCGGATCGAACCCGTCCACCTTGGCCTCGATCTCCTGGCGTAGCTCCGCCGCCAGGGCCGAGAGCCCGGCGAGGAACTCGCGCTTGGAGAGATCCCTACCCATAGGCCTTCACCAGCTCCTCGCCGAAGGGCTCCAGCACTTCCATGAAGGCCGCCGCATGCGCCGGGAACCGGTCCCGGACGAACTTCGCCAGCAATTGCAGAACCTCGCTGGCCACGGCCAGGCGGTTCAATTCGGGGGCGCTCTTCTGCACGGCGCGGATGGTCTTGGTGTAGGCGTCGGCGAGGCGGGACATAGCCTCCGCCTTCTCCAGGGGTTTGAGCTTCTCCTTCGTGACTTCGTCCAGGGTGCTCTGGAAGAGCTTCAGGAACTCCTCCAGCACGACCCGGCTCACGGCCTCGGCTCCTTCGCCCGCAAGCAGGGAGGCGGCGCGGGCCTTGTCCCAGTCGTCGCCCTCGTCGAGGGCGTCCTGCTTCCAGCGGGAGGCTGTGCGGGGGCTGACCTTCAATTTCTTCGCCGCCTGCTCCAGGCCCTGGGCCTCATGCACATACAAGGCCCGGATCCGTTGTTTCAATTCAGGGGGATGGGCCATTCACTGTCTCCGGAGGATGCCCTTGACGAATTCCACGCAGACGGCCATGCACAGGCCTGCGGCGGCTCCGGTGACCGCCGTGCGGTTCTCGGTTTTCCGCAAACGTGTATCCAGGGCGTCGAGCTTGGCTCCGTGGGCGATCTGGGTCTCGTGGATCATGTCCAGCTTGCCCTTCATCTCGCCCAGGAGCTGCTCGCTGCTTCCCACGGCGGGTGGCGTGCGGCGGCAGCTCATTGATCCCCCTCGGGGCGATCCCCTTTGAGGCGGCCAATGAGATCTGTTTTCCGGTCGGAACCCGAGGAACTCCCGAAGTAGTAGCCCACCACGCCCGTTGTCCAGGCGGTGCCCAGGGAGCCCACCAGCATGAGCAGGACGTTCTTGGCGGCCTCGTTTTGCTGGGGCAGGCCGAATTTTAGGATGTATCCAAGCGTCCCGAAGAACCCGAGGGTGATGGCGTAGGCCAGGATCTGGTTCGTGTGGTCCTTGACCTGGATCTCGCGGTTCCGTGCGGAATCGCGGTCCTTGAAGGCGATCTCCTCCAGGTCCGCCAGCCGCTTGTAGCCCATGGCTTGCATGCGTTCCACATGCTCCGCTTCAGCTTTTTGGAGGGACAGGAACTGATCTCCCGTGAGCGAGCCCGCCGCCGCCATTTCGGCGGCCTTCTGGGCATTTTCCAGGCTGGGTTCCATCCCCGTGGCCTTGCAGATTACCTCCACCGCGAGCCCCGCGCCGGGGCCACCGAGCGTGGTCGCCAGCCACGGTGCGACCTTGCCGATGGTTCCCTTCCAATCAAAGCTAGACATGGAGCACCTCCAGGAGCCCGCATACGCAGGCGTTGAATTCGTCCCAGCCATTTGGAAGGCCTGTATGGCGGTTCACCCCGTTCCATCGCTTCCGGATCTGGAGCCATTCCTGGGCGTTGGCGAGCCGCTCGATCTCGCGCTCCCGGAAGAACTGCGCGAAGATCGCTGCCGCGACATCTGGATCCAGGGCCTTTTCGGGGTTGGCCACGAGATCCACATGGACGAGACCTCCATAGCGGAGGTAGTTCGCACGGCCAGTGAGCTGAGAGAAGCCCCGGCCAGCGAAACGCGCGCCGTCGCCACGCTCCGTGTTGCCGAGATCCTCGCGGCCTTCATACAT